GGCTGGGCTTAGGATTATCAGCTTTCGGCACTTTGGGCAGAGGAACTTCCTTTCCCCCTGCTCCGGCACTTGGCTGGAACCCAAACGTTGACTTAATCGCATCTAATTCCTCCTTTGGCATTTCCTTATATCCTAGTAATTCTCGTGCTTCGTTTATGGTTATTATAGAGACTGGCATGGATTTGGAGTCTCCGACCAGTTGGCGAAGCATCCTTGACATCCGCAATGACGTTTCTATGTTCATCGGATTCCAGACTAAGTTGGGAACGTCATCTTTACCAGTCACTCTCGTGAATATGTTCCTCTCGACTCCCATGCCTAATACGTCCTGAATCGTTTTGACGTCCCTTTCCAAAGCATCCATCTGTATCAGGGAGCCTTGAGCATCGGCACGGCCTTCTATCAGTATCTGCGGCAAGTTGATGCCTGTATTAATCTGGTTCTCTATGTGGTTTATGAAGTTCATGGTCTCAGCCATCATGTTAGCCTGTATGACCACCGGCTCCAAGTCTCCGGGGACTAATAAGCTCCCGCCGCTTGTGCGTTGCTCTATGGTAGTCTTCAGCCTAGCCATCTGAGAATCGCTATACGGTTTCTCAGGAGTGCCGCATCTCATCACTACAATCGGCTCTTTGTTGTGTTTCAGCATCTCTCCCATCAGCTGCTCGTTATCCAGCTTCTTCTCCAATACTTTGGAACCTGTGACTAGGCAGTTGAGTTCAGGGACTCCGTAAGATTCAGTGCAAATCGAGTTCCACTTGAAGTGGATGATTTCCTCAGGCCCCCATCGTTCAATCACCTTATTGCCGAATATCTGGACGTAACCCAATAGCTCGCCGTAAGGTTCTTTCAAAATCCTCATGGTCGTCACTGGCAGGAACTTCAGCTTCATGCCCATCCCTGAGCTTACGGGATAGATGAAGCAGTTGCCGAAAATCAGCATCTCCTTGACTATCTGGATAAGCGAGTTATCGAAATGGAACTTGTTCATCCATCTCTCAAGCTTCTTGGAGTCGGCGTCGTTGCCCATCAGCCTGAAGCCGCTTTGGACTGCGAACTCGGCTCTGGTGTTTATCGCACGGAATACCTTGGGTATCTGCTTATAGCACTGCAATAACAATTCGTGATTGTAAGGGACCGGGATGATTCTCTTAGCCAGTTCCTTGTCCTTTATCCCCCAAGTGTCGGAATTGAATATGTTATCAGTGAATTCTACTTTGCCTTTTGTGATTTCCTTGAGGAAATTCGAGCTTTTGAATGAGTTTTCTATCGGATATGCCCGTTTTTCTTCGATTATCTCGGTTTTCTTGCTGAAAAGCATGATTCCTCTTGGTTAACTAGATTATATAAATCAATATACCATACCCTGATTATAACCATCCCTTTCAGATGGTTCATAGTTGACTAAGCCGTCGAAAGAGAGTATGGAACCTCCGGGGGAGTCGCTGATTCCTTCATAAACAGCCAGTGCAAGCGCCCAGACATAGTCGTCGTGCTGGACCTTGCCTGAATCCGGATGGGCATACCTGATGCTGGTAGCAGTCACTATCTTCCTCAGTGCGTGAAGCTGCGCAAGCAGCATCGGATGGTCTGGTATCTTGATTTTCCTGTCCTGCATGAGTATCCTCAAATTGCTAATCATCCGGTCTTTCAAAGGCTGGGTGAAGTTCACGCCGGTGACTATGTTGCCTAAGTCTGCGAAATCCTCAATCATGCGTTCACCCATCCCGGTCTGGTCGATGGCAATCTTGCTGACCTTCCATCTCTTATGATTTCGTATGACATAACTGCTCGCATCGCTGAGTATCGAAGGCGGCTTGAACTCCATTATATGCATCAACTTGAAATGCTCGCCTGTCTTCACCACTCCTATGATGATAGTGCTGTCTATCTTCTTCCCGAAGTCGATGCCGAAGTAGATTGGATTGTCAGTCTCGACCTCCACGTTCACTTCCAGTTCAGGGTCTATGCAGGACTTAATCAAATCCATAGGGAAGTAACTAGTCGCTTCATCGACGAACTCGCAGCAATACTCCTGCCTGAAGCTCAATTCATCAGGCAATCCTTGTTTTATCACTTCAATCCTAGACATGATGTCAGGGCACTGCTTATAGTCTATCTCATGCACCGACCACTTCATCTTAGGCGCATCTTCCCAGAACTCATGGAACTTGCCTGATTTGCCGAGAGGAGTGGATATGATGGTAGCCTTCCCGCCTCTGGTAATAGACGGCATCAGCGATTCCCACATCTTCACATCCTCATTGCCGAAGTGGGCATATTCATCCAAGTAAACCCTAGTAGCTGCTTTACCCCTGACAGTCCGGTAGTTATTGGCTAGACTGAGGACTCTGGAACCGTTAGACCACATCTTCTCTTCCTTGGTATCTACCTTCAACGGCAACCTCATGCTAGCCGGTAGCGACTCGTATGCACTGTCTATATAGGACATCACATCTTTAGCCGCTTTATGGGACACCGAGACGATTAGAATCAGCTCGCTGGGGCGCGCGAGCGCATAGAACAACGCTTCCATAGCTATTATCCAAGAAATCCCTATCTGCCTTGATTTATTGATGATTCGGAAGTCGGACTGGTCTTCTAGTAGCTTCTTCTGGTAGTCATAGAGCTTTACCGGAGAACCTCTTACTTTGATGTTATCCTCTATGAACTGGGCAATCCTCATGGTTTTACCAATGCCCTCTTTATCTCTTCGAGGCTCTTATACAAGACGACGATTTGAGCCCTTATCTCGTTCATATCCTCCTGCATGTTGCCCCGCTTCTCGCCATAGTTGTAATAGACTTTCCCGTTCTTCTCGACCTTGTGGAACGGTATGACTGCTTCCATGCCCTTCTCCAAAGCCTGAGGGCACTTTCCGAAGCCGTTAATCCAGAACGACTCCCCGGTCTCAGTGTTCGTGACCTTGATTCCGAACTTTTCCTCGCTTTGGACGAATGCCTCGATTAACAGTTCCCTTGTCATTAGCTACCACCTAGATTCCCGGTGATTTCATTAACGTTCGTATTCCCGGTTATTCTCTTCCTTCTTGCATATTCCTTATGATATTCGTTGAATCTTATCTTGCGGCACGCAGGACAGGTTTTACTGACTGATACCTTTATCGTCGTCGTATTACCGCACATGTCACAGATTATCGCCCTATCCTGATTATGACCGCCTTTCTTACGTCCCACCATGTTTTGCCTCCCAAAGCCTTTTAACTTCCACATTCCTGACACCTTCTTCCTTGATTAATCCCTTTGCACGACTTTTATTCGTTTCAATCTCAATCTCCATCCCGGTATCCAGATTAATGATATCAACAATCGTCCTCGCCTCGCCTTTTGACATATTCCTTTCAGCCTCGGTTATGAACTCATGGCCCTGTCTCAATAGGCTAAGGCATACTTTTACTTTTGATATCTCATGTTCGTCGCTGTTATGTGCCCGTATGAATACAGCATTCTTCTTAATCCTATGCAGATTTGTCATTCCCGGTATATGATAGTTATACCAGTTCTTCCTCCTAGTCAGCATCAGTTCCCTTTGATTCATGGATTAACCACCTTTTTGTGACGTTTACCATATATTTCTACCATGTCATTTATTTCATTAAATGTATTCAAAAGTTCCTTGGTGGGTTCTAACATCTTCTTCATTTCATTAACCAATTTTAATGTCCTATTCAAATCAATGGCATCTCTAGCTACATATAAACTATCACTCATAAATGGTTTTCCCTCGATTTCATATGAGAAATGACTTCCATCGAATTCTATTTTAACTCCATGCCATTCTAATGGAAATGCGAATGGTTTGATTCCCTTCGACATTCAGAACTCCCTATCGACTCCTTCATCCTCTGGTTTGACCGTCCCTATCTTAGTCTGGCCTTCCAGTCGTTTTAACTCCCATCTATCTCCCGGTGTGAAACTTGAAACATCCTTCTCATGCACGACTGCTATCGTTCCCTTACCCTCCAAGAAGCTGGCGAACTGCGGTATCCCGCTTATCTTCTCCTCATTTATGATAACTTCCTTGACCTTGACTACCTTGAATTCCATAAACCACCCCTTAATCTACTATTTGATAAATACCCTTAATAAAGATATAGCTACTCTACTATATATTTTATATAATCCTAATCTGCTATTCTTAACTAGTGATTAATTTGCCTATACCAAGCCCAAGCGGAGAAGGACAGGATGCTTTCATCAGCAGATGCATGGGAGATTCCGTCATGAATAAGGAGTTCCCCGACCAGAAGCAAAGGGCTGCGGTATGCTATTCCAAATGGCGCAAGGAAGGGATAGCCGTTAAAATAAAGGAAAAGATTAATTACGCTGCTAATTTCATCAGCGAGGAAGTCAAGGTCTTCAATGAGAAGAAATTGTATATCGCCGGAAACGCCATAGATGCAGGCATCAGCCGCAATAAAGTGGATTATAGCGAAGAGGAACTCCGCGCTGCTGCATTGACGCTCATAGGAAAACCGATATTGCTTAACCATGACTCGAATGATGTCCGCAATATAGTAGGAAAAGTCGTGGATGCCAGATATGACAATGGTTCCATCCCTTTCAAGGCTGAGATAGATACCAATGAAACTAGTATAGTATCGAAGATAAAGGACGGTTTCATCAACTCGGTATCGATAGGCGCGGAATATGCTGACATATATACTGATGATGCGGGAGTGAAGCATCCGTCAGGGATACAGTTCCTTGAACTGAGTCTGGTTCCGATACCGGGCGTCCCGACGGCTACCATCTCCCAAGTCATCGAGGAATCTTATGAACATAAAAAATCGGAGGATGAGAAAATGCAGATAGAGGAAATCGCAAAGCAGAACGAGGAACTCAGGCATCAGTTCGAGGAACTGAAGAAATGTCACGAGTCCCTTATCTCCGAGGTCAGGACCAAGGAATCGACTTTGAAGGAAGCGGAAGCCAAGAAGATAGAACTTACTGCTACTCAGAAGTTAGAGGAAAAGGTCAAGGACTTGGAGAAGAAAATAGAGGAAAGGAGAGGTATGACGGAAATCCCGGCAACGCCGAAACCGAAGCCTCTGTATGAGATGGTATTCGTGAAGAGCGACGAGAATAGTTCAAACAAGCTCGTTGACTTCTATCCGAAGAACTATCAGGAGCTTTACTAAAGGAGGATTGAGAAAAATGGCACTATATATAGTCAATAGTTTGGACGGATTCGGGGCACTCTCAGCTACAGTTTACGAAGCCGGTGGAATCACCACGGGCCAGTTCGTCAAGTGCGTAAGTTCGGCAGAGATTACTTCGACCGGCTCAGTGATAGCATCTATTCTCATAAGTGCTGACGAGGATACGGTGGTCGGTGTCGCTATGGAGGATGGAGCTAACGGAGATGTCATCTCAGTTGCAACAAGAGGGTTCTTCAGGTTCCCGATGGATTCGAATAATGGCGCGATAACCGCAGGCATGTGCGTTCAGGTCGGAGACCAAGCGACTATCGGTTACAAGATTGAGAAATACGATGCAGCCGATGGAGCAAGGCCGATTGGACAGGCATGGACGCCGGGAGACGCTGACGATGATTACGTCCTAGTCAGGATGGATATGGGCAACGGTGCGGGGGCCGTTTAGCCTTGAAACTTAAATATAGGAGGAAAAATATGGGAAAACTACAAGAAGTCTTGATGCTTGACCATGAGAGCGAACTCATACCATCGCAGATATATAGCACTCTCATAGAATCAGTCAGAGAAGTCCTAGTCGGGACGCAAATCGTCCAGAGGATTGGGCCGGAGAGCATACCGGGTTCGTCAATCGACATCGACCTTAATACCAAGGATGCAATGGTCGTTGAACAGACCAGCGAAGCGTCTGAATTCTTCAAGTCAACAGCAGGCGCTGAGACAATCAACATGAAGCCCGTGAAATACACCGTGGACATCCAGATTTCAAGGGAGATGATTGAGGACTCGAAGTTCAGTCTTGTCGAATGGCAGATTCAGGAAGCAGGATACCAATTCGCAAAGAAGATGGATGCCCTGATAATGGCCCAGATTAAGACTGGCGCAGACGCTAATACAGTAGCTCATGCAACCAGTTCCGGTTCGGCAATGACGCTTGCGAACATAACGGCGACTATGAAGTTCCTAGAGGCAGACGGATACACTCCAAGTCACATGATAGTCAATGCCGGTGCTGCGGAAGATTTGAGGAACATGGATACATTCGTCGAGGCGGACAAACTAGGAAGCAGGGAGACTTTCGAGCGCGGTCTTGTCGGAAGGGTTTTCGGCATGAACGTCATCGAGACTAACCAAGCGGCTCTTGACACCACATACGACTATTGTCTGCTCGTGGACTCAAGGCACGCATTGATACTGGCTGAGAAGAGGCCGATAAGCATAGCGAAATACAATCAGGAGAACAAGGATATCGTCGGCATAGCGGTTTCGGCTAGGTTCAAGGCTAGATACAAGAGAAAGGAAGCCTGCGCATACGTTTACTGCACAGTTTAAATAATCCTTCCTCCCTTTACTTTATTCAGGGAGGAATTCATATTTACAGGAGACTCCAATGAAAAGTTATTTGACCCTATTAATCGCATTAACACTGACACTTGCATCATTACAGGCATCGGCACAGGCGATAAACAATTATAAGATTAATTCGACACCTGTCACTTCTAATGCATCTTGGCTGGCATTCTCGTATTTCCAGTTCAATATCACAATAAATATGTCCGCCACTAATGTGACGGTCATAGTCAATGGCAGTTCTACTACTCTGGGTGGCGGTATCAACTATACGATGGTCAATACTACCAGCGATAATATGACTTGGGGAGTGAATATAACTCAAGTCGCCATGTCCGATACTAGGTCAAATACCAGATTATGGGAGAATTCCAATAAGATGAATGTATCAGTTCTTATAAACTATGGTGGTGGAACTGTCGGGAATCACATAAACTTCACCACTGTCTCGGGATATGAGTTCTACCTAGGTTTGACGGACCCAATAGTCAGGAATGTCTCGAATAATAATTTGACTAATTCGACATTCGGAGATGCTGTATATCTGAACTTCTCAGTAGAATATAATTCAACGGATTATTGTCAATATGATATATATTACAAATATTCCAATAACCATAGCACATCCTATTTCAAGTCAGTCAATGGTTCTTTGGTTAATACGACAAATGGCAATGTAAGCATACAAGTAGGGCCAAAAGTCAATAACCTGAATTGCAGCCTCTGGCTGGATGGCGGGAACTTTACGAATGATGGGTATTACATCATTCAACCTAGGGTCAGGGCTTTATCCGGAAGACTTGGATTCGGCGATGTGAACGTGACTCTCATAATAAACAGGCTTATAGCCAACCAGTGGAATGCTGTCGGTATCTTGTATCAGGACAATTCCTCTTGGAGAGGCAAGGATTTAAGGGGATGGACATTCAATCACACACTCGGCGGAAATATATCTAGTGCTTCGGGAATGTTAGGTGTCTATCTGTCTTGGTTCAATTCGTCTTCACAGTCGTTCGTCACTTACCAGAGGAACACTACAACGAACGCCAATAAGTCACTGCCTCTGGGGGATGGACTATTCATATATCCGACGATGACGACTGTTCTTATGAGGATAAATGAAACAGAGGGTTCATTAGTAAGTTCCGGCTATGAGAATTATACATTGCCTAATGCATCAAATGCAGGTGGTGTCTGGGGTCTTGTTGGTGTGACTATGGAACTTGCAGGTTATAATACCATAGACTATTTCGCCAATATAACGGATAATACTTCATGGGCGACTTGGATAAATAACAGTGATGGGCAGTATTATACATGGGCAAGAGGATTTTCAAGCAAGAACAAGGTTTACGTTATAAAGGGTTCTGCTATCTGGTTAGATACTAACATGACGGCACAGATAGTCGGATTCAACAGGAGGACTAGAGTAGGATGGTATGGACTAGCAGGTTAATCACGATACCTATGGTATTGATGTTATTGGCAGTATCGGTTAGTGCTATAAACCAGCCTATGCCGATAAGCGTATCGTTTATGAGCAATGGTCCAGTTAACGGTTTCCCGGTCCAGATGACTAACCAGAGGACTGGGGAAACGATGACCGAGACTACTGACGGCTCAGGGTTCGCACTAATTGAATGGTCCAATAGCAAACTAGGATGGTATCCCGGTGATAAGATAACGATAGGGATAGTAAATTGCATATCTGCTAAATGCACTGTAATAGTCCAGATAAGTTCCAATGCTAATCCGATATATCAGATTATAGATACGACTAGTGAAGGAATTTCAAGTTGCCCACCGATTACGTCATGCCACTCACCAGTTTGTCCCGACCCAACAGTATGCCCTGTTAACGATTGCCCGACTGATACGACACCATATGCATCTTGCAGTTCATGCTGCGCAGTCACGGATTGTCCAGTCGAAGCACTATGCCCTTCACCTATCGTATGCCCTGAACCGATGGTTTGCCCGATTGAACCGGTTTGTCCTGTTCCGGCATTGGATTGGGTGACGACTCTGATAAGTTTCATAATAGGAATTCCGGTGGGAAGCGTGGCAATTTATTACAAGAACAAGAAGACCGGCAGATACAAGAAGGTCACTACAAAGGGAATCAAAGACGGAACCGTAAAGAAGGAAGCGAATTGAATGCCATTATCACAACCGTTCGGGATAAAGGGAACAGTGACAGTCGGTGGGACGGCCTTCAGGGGAGCTAAGGTCTGGGCAATCAACCTCAGTTCAAGGAAGAACGTGAATACCATCGCTGATGTCACATACTTCTATACGGATTCGAACGGCAGGTATGTCATCTCGGCTGCGAACTTCTCCATCACTGTATCTACTGGAAATAAGATAAGGGTCTTCTGCCAAGCAGGTTCAGATAAGAATTATGCAGATGTGACTGTCCTATCCACCGCTGGTGGTGCGACTCAGAACTTCACATTCAGCAACAAGTCTGGCCTTACGGATTCCATCAAGGACACTAGGAATGCGGATGGAACTGGCGCTATATTGCATAATCCGCTTTATCAGTCCAAATCGACTAAGGATGCGATGAACTAATGGCAGTCTCGAAAACCCAATATACGGCGGTCACGAAGCAATATACTACTTTGGAAGGGACTTTAGCCGAAGTCATGACTCAGTTGCAGACCGATGGTATAAGCCTCAACAGGTGCATATTCGTATATGACTCCACTAGCAAGTGCGTCTGCATCTATCAATAGCTTAAATAATTGTTTTAGTTTAATCTTATTATGACGACTGACGTAAAAGATGCCGACTTATATACCGAGCAATACGCATATAACGCTTCTAATATGGTCGAATATATAGGAAAAGCAACTACTGGAACGGCTACCAGTTCAGCGAAATGGCAGATACAAAAACTGAGTTATTCAGGTTCTAATGTAACCAAGAAGGAATGGGCTAATGGAAACGTCAACTTCGACAAGGTTTGGGATAATCGCGCTAGCTATACTTATAGTTAGCCTGATGGCAACAAGTGCATGGGGTTATCTTTACCAGACGATATATAACCCCTTCACCGGCAAGATGGATTACTATTCGGTATACACTTCTTCCGACCCTCTGAATGCGACTAATGGCACGTTCTCAGGCGGTATAATCATAGGCGGGACGATTGGCTCTTCAGAAGGAGCGATGAAATACGTCACGGCGTCCAAGCAGTTCCAAGGATACAACAGCACGGACTGGATAGCTCTTTCCACAGGCGGGACGGGCGATACGACCTGCAATCTTGGTCAGGGGTTCTGCAATCTGGTCCTATACACCAATAACGCCACCGACGGTTACCTGTGGGCGGTCTCGGACAACGGGACGTTCGTCAGGAAGGACACATGGACAAGCATAAACGACTATCCGGCAGCCTGCGGATTGGGTTCCGCCGTCAGGCAGATAGGCGATACATCGACCTGCCTCGCGGTCGGGAACAGCACATCCCAGATGTGGACTGTGGCGGACAACGGGACTTTCGCCAAGGGCGCTCTGGGAAACACCACCGCGCAGATATGGACTGTCGTAGATAATGGAACATTTGCTAAAGGACAAGCAGGGAATACATCTGCCCAAATCAGGGATGTGATAAACAACAATGGCATGGCGGGGAATGTGGTATATCAGACGAACACCACAAACTGGGACAAGAACGAGGCAGATGACTTCTACATCAATGGGAGTAGAGGACTGACTGGCAATCTGAATCTGACAACGAAGAATATCACTAACTCATGGGGAGGTGCGAATCTTTACTATAATGGGACTTGCTGGATGTTGCAGGGACAGACCTCAAGGTTGGAGATATGTTAGGAGTTGAACATGAGTTACAGGAGGGTTTATGCAGAGACGATTTATGCTTGGCTGTTCAAGAGGAAACTCATACTTCCGGCAATCATGGGTCTCTTTGCGTTTTTGCTCCTTTCGAATGATATAGCGATAGTGTCATATTCCGGAGACAGCACCTGTTCGATATGCTATGCAGAAATCAACTTTACGATGAACCGGGATTACATCTACATATATCCGAACACTTCTTGGTATTTCAACACCGACAGGAAACTGAGCAAGATAGAACTGCAAGTAAGGGATTGGAGAATGAAGAGTGGATGGAAGACGTTAGATTTGACTAAAACTGCTTCTAAGGATGTGACTTATGCTTACAGGTTCTACAAGTCCAAGGGATTGTGGGAAGTGAGGATAGTCGGATACAAGGATAATCCACAAGATACTATCAAGTGGTCGTTCGGAAGCATAGACCCATACTGGTATGGCGAAGGGACTGTGATGATGGTAGGCAGTTCCCTGTCACGATATACCAATGAGTATAGAATCGTCGAGCGTTCAGGATTCGAGGGAAGACTGAATGTGACGATAAAATACCTTAAATCCGGGAATTCCAGCTTATGCTTATGGGCAGATACGACTGAGATAAACATGGACAAGACGAAGACAAAACCGATACCGTTGAGTATCAAACTGACAAGAAGTATCAATGATTCCTTATTAAAAAATATCGATGTCGATTTGGTGAAAAGCTCGACTAATATAAAGCCGACTTTCGAGAAGGGAGATGAATTACAATTCTGCTACGAGGCCGACCCCGCGATAGACGACTGGGTCAGGTTCGGGGAGGAATCCGTGACGTTCGTGAAGTCAGTATATTCGGATTTCTTCTACACCAACATGACGACGCTGACGAGCAACGCCGTGCAGCCGTCCCTTAATCTGCCATCCCTTTACAGCAACCTGACCGGCTACTGGTCATTCGATACGGATGCCACTCCGGACCTGTCGAAGAAGTTCGTTCCGGGCATGGTTGGGATGGCCTTCAACGCCACCGCCACGGGCGACTACATCCAGTTCTCGAACAATACCCAGTTCAATTTCAGCCTGTCGGGAGGGACTGTTTGGCCGTTGAACCAGTCGTTCTCGCTGGCCGTCTGGATACAGTCAAGGGACAACTGCGCGACGAACAAGCGCGGCATCATCAGCAAGGGCAACTTCGGCGTGGCGGGATACGTCCTCGGATGCACGGGGAACGTGGGGACCATGAGATACTACTTCGCGATAAGGAACACTTCAGCATCGAACAACATGTTCGAAATCCAGACAGACGTCTCGCAATACGGGAACTGGACGCACTTGGTTGCGGTCTTCAACGGGACCGCCAACTTCCTCTATGTGAACGGGACCTTGCAGCAGCAGCAGAACCAGACGCTCAACGGCTCCTATTTCTACACTAACAGCTACCCGGAGATTGGCAGGGGGCAGAATTCTGACAACTACCAAATATTCGGCAGCATCGACGAGGTCTACATATACAACAGGAGCCTCAGCGCAGGGGAGGCGGTCAGCCTGTGGCTCAACGACGGGAACGTCACGAAAGACCTCGTGGCATACTTCCAGATGGAGAACTTCAGCGGCGGCTCCATCCTGAGGTCAGCCAATTCGCTCGAAACGCTGTGGGGCGGCTACATGGGGGCCGGACTGATTCTTGTTGACCACATGAACGCTTTTGCGGGGACATACAAGTCATCGACGGCGACGGCTGCCGGGACATCCACGCTGGACGGCATATCCGGCGCATATCAGGTCTCAGGGGAAGGGGATTATGCCGCTGCGTCAGCCTCTGGATTCGTGCCCACTATCAATGACGCCTCGAACGACACCACCATAATGGCATGGTATCGCGACACGACCAATTCCTCGGCGTTCTATTATCTCTATGCCGAGTCCAACACCACGAGCAACACTCCGGTGCTTTATTTCGGGACTCAGGCCGGATGGTTCATCGCAAATATAAGGAATGCGACTGATACGTCAGGCATCGTAATCATCGAGGCCGGCGCAAGGCACTACGATGGCAAATGGCATCATGGGGCGTTCATCAGGAACTACACCGGACTCTATCTGGTCGTCGATGGCGTCATAACAAGGCAGGCGCTGGACACCCTGCATTATAAAGGCATCGCAGGGTTCGACCGGAAGACTCTGGGGAAGGGGCTGATATACACCTCACAGAGGTCCCCCGGCTATGTCGATGAGGTCATGACCTTCAACACATCCCTCTCGCTCGCGCAAATCGTCAGCATCATGAACAACCAGTCGCAGAGGTTCCGTAACCTTTCGGCAGGACTGATGAAAGCGGTGAATGTCACAGAGAGGGGAATCGACAACCGCGCAAACCTGTCAGTGACCAACCTGACGCTCCTGACGGGCACGACGGTATTCGGGACCGTATGCGGTTGGGCGAATGAGACGGCATCGGGATTCGTCACCGACGCCGACTGCCAGGCCATCATAGGGTTCAACGCAACCGCGAACGGCTCTTATGGGGACGTATGCGGGAAATCGACGATGTTGGACACTGTCCCGTCAAAGTATGCGCTCTATGGCAACGCCTCGTATTTCGCCACCGGCACGGACAAGCTGACCTTTTTGAACAACAATCTCAGAAGCAGCCTGACGGCATATCTGGAGCTCAAGGCGACGACTGCATGGAGCCTTGGCTCGGACGACGTATTCGTCATGGGGAAATATGACCGGACGAATACAGATGCGCTTGGATGGGCGCTCGTCTATAACGCCGGCACTCCCGGATTCGAATACTGGTATGGCGACGGGGCAGAGGCGTGGAGTTACTACAGCGTCCCTGCCATCACATTCGACACCGGCACACATTCGGTGGCCGTCGTGCTGGACGATGCGGCGAATACCTCTGCGATATACTGGGATGGCGTCCAGAAGGCAGCCGCACCGTATCTGAGCGCGGAAGTCACCCAGTATTTCTTCGTCGGCTGGGACGGCGGGGCGAATGCGACGCATGGCATAACCCCGCTCGCTAATGGGGACGCCAGCGATGCCGTGAACAACCAGTTCTCCGGCTACATAGACGATGTGATGGTCTTCAACCGGACGTTCAACGACGACGACCGGACAACGCTCTTTGCGACAGGTCCGAGGAAGTATGCCTGCGACGCCTTGCAGACCATGACCGCGAGCGGGGCAAACTACACATTCGACTTTGACCAAGGATACACAGACATGACGGCGATGTTGATAGGGACGACCGGCGGCTTCTGGCCCCTCTATGTGTCCGGATACGCGAATGTCAGCCTGTACAATGTAGTGACAGCTCCACCGGCAGATACTTGCACTTACACATCAGGTAATTGGGATATAAACTGCGCGGATAATTGCACGATTTCGACTGCGGTTGACATGGCGGGGAATAATGTGACTGTTTGGGGTAGCGGATTGATTACGTTTACGAATAATATAACGAACATAGGAAGGGCGACTATTGGCGGTCTTGCATCGCAGATGTGCGTGGTGAGATGCCAAGGCGGTTGCCTGCAACTTGGGTGAAGTATGATTAAAGGAAATGGCGATTGCAAGGAATTGGAACTGACATATGATGGTATGAAGATAACGGTCCAATACAAGATATGCCACTACATAGGCGAACCGTCATTGCACTTGCTTAAGCACGGCGAAA